GTGTTCGCTACTGAGTTTCATGATTCTCCCTACCTATACCCCCTTCGTTACCCATGAAATATTAGGGATTAGGCAATTTATGTTGATTACAATCCTAGAAGGGCTATTTACGGGCAAAGAAGCGGCATGTGGCTTTTTCCCATGGAACAAAATAATGCTGTTTGCTTGAGGGCTTTGGCGTTCAACCTCGTACCCATTTTGGTCAAAAAATACGGTGTCACCATCGCTTTGTGAGACATAGTAAACGGCAGAAAGCCATGTTTTCCCAGAAAGTTCGTATCCATCGAAACCATCCGTGTGGATGGTCCCAATGTATGGTCGACCGTGGTTTAGTAAAAGATTTGTTTGTGCCCTCAATATTTCAACACCCTTGAACTTTTTTGACAAAAACTCTAGTAGGGGTTCTAGGACGAATGCCATGTCTGAGTTTTCTTTCCCATCTGACACAAACACATGAGTAAACCCGACATTCAGCACAGATAGTGGGTCTCCAATCGTGTGTGTTTGTCGCTGGAAATACCAAGGGAACTCTACAGAAGTAAACAACTCATTCAATTTCCAGTTGTAATCAACATCAAGAACATTGTCAATTCTTAGCATCACGCAATCCTGAAGTTGAATGAAATGACCATTTTTCTTTCTCCAACCAATGCCGGACATCCATGCATAAGGTCTGACCTAAACAGTAATAGCCTCTTCTCTAAGCATGGATACTGCACAAACTCAAATGAGTATTCGTTCGGTTTATTTGCTGGAGGAACCATGTTTTGCGGATTGTCGTAGAACTTGATTACATCGTTCAACGATGTGTTTTCAACATAGTAAGCACCACTAATCACGCTTCCCGGATGACAATGTGGGAATAGATATTCGCCACGTTGACTCAGATTTGCCCACATGTTGAGCAACTGCAAATTATCATCAGCAAATTCGTACCCCAATGTTTTTGCAAACACAGACACTTCTTTTGTCAAAGCATTTCGGAATGTCTGGAACTGTGGTTCTTGGTCGAAGTGATACGACATGTGCGTCGTATTCACATTCAACTCATGTGTTCGTTTGAAATCGGCATTCATTATGAAGAACTCGGATAAATACTGTTTTAGCGAATTTGCCTCTTTGGGGCAGAAGTTGTCATGTACATAGATTGGCTTTGCAAACCATTGGTCTATGTGACCACGACTACCGAACAATGATGTTCGCATTTACCACCACTCTCCTTCGATTTTTTGTCGGATTAGAACCATGATGCCCAATATTTCCGAACATCACAATACATCTGTTTTCTTTTGGCTCTATGGATACATCTTGATTGTCCAAGCATATAACAAAGTCGCCATCTGTTTGCTCTGGGTAATAAACAAGGGTTACGCAATCAAGGTCCGGTATGTCTACATGCTGTCTATTTGCATGTGGCATTCCAATATTTGTCAGCAGGATAACCCTCATTCGCAACAAATCAACTAATTCTTTTTCAATCCTTGAACATGCCTCTGTCACAATTGGGAGATACAGCGGAAGCCATTCGCTTCTTTCTTTTGTTTTGAACGAAAACATCTGATGCGATAAACCAAAATTGAATATGTCTGCTGTTGGGTTTTCGTAATCAATATCGTCATGCCAGTAAAATGGCATTTTTCGATTTGCTAAAGATTCTTGAATTGCCTTCAACTGTTCATTGGGCAATAAGTAATCCAAAATCACATACGATTTGTCCAACAGCACAAGTGAAGTTTACTTTACCCAAAGACCATTCTCGTCATCCCAAGACCACGATTCAATATGGTCCGGGTCTGGGTAGGGAATTGGGGCGACCCAATTTCCGTTATCACGAACCCACTTTGAATACGGCTTTGGAGGGTAAAACTTTCCATCAACGTAATCTCCACCAATGTACGCAGGATTCAATTCTGTATAAACCAATTCATTGTTGTTCAGCACATGGTCATCTGCGCACAAAACAATGTTGACAACAACATCGCCGTCAAGAACTGCTACAGATTTCACAATGCAAACCTAACCACAACAACACCCTGATAGCCAGAACCGCCAGCACGACCAGAGCCAAAACAGTTTGTCCCACCGCCGCCAGCACCACCAAAAGTAGAACCGTTACCGCCGTTGCCTCCGTACGCACCTGCTCCAGCACCCGTTCCGCCACTGGACGTACTTCCACCGTTGTTGCAATCGGCTCCAGCACCACCGCCGCTACCAATAACAGTAAATCCAAGAATTGTGGACAAGTTGGAGTCAATATTGTTTACAGTTACCCCTTGACCACCATAACCATACCCAGCGGCTTGAGTTGCGCCACCACCACTACCCATGCCCCTTGGTCCAGTAGTACCACCATTGTAACCCTCTACTGGAGTATAACCGCCAGCGTTACCAAGACCAGCCGTGCCAGACGAACCGCCTCCACATCCACCATTATACCCAGTCCCAGTTATTGAACCTTTTCCACCACCAGTTGCGGAAAATGTTCCGCTGGAATAAGTAATACTTGAGTTACCACCATTTGCATCTGCGGCTCCGCCATTACCAACAGTAATTGTGCTTGTTCCAGCAGAAAAAGACAAAGTAAACCAAGTATTACCAGTATTTACTCGTACACCGCCACCTCCGCCACCACCGCCAGCATCTCCTTGACCACCACCATAGTTTCCGCCGCCTGCGCCACCAGCACAAACAAGCACTTGTGCGTCACCAGCGGAAGAAACAGTCATAGTTCCATTCGTTGTAAAACGAATGTAACGGAAGCCACCAATATCTGTGGTTGTATATGTTCCAGTTGCTCCAGCGCCAACAAAATTACTAGTACCAACCCACAGTTCGTTTACGGAGCCAGAACCAGAACGGCGTGAGCGTGGACGAAGCAGTCCAGCAATCGACCTACTCCCCTGAACATTTTTTTCCAAATTTGGCATAATGCCTCTACCTGCTAAGCGGTAATTCGGTTGACGTATCCGTAGAGCACAATGCTTGTGTTTGTTGCGGCATACGCAGTAATGACTTTGGGCGTAGCATTGCCAACCAAAATCAATCCGGGAACAATCAAATAGAGGCCATTTTCTGCCTTGACCGTAAATTCGATTTCATTTGTTCCAGCGGTTACACCACCGTACTGAATTGTCAACTTCCTGTCCGTGGTGTCGTAGTTCACCGCATACAGCCATACCTCGTCGGTAACTGACGTGCTGTTTGAACCGGTGTGAATCGTTGGGCCAGCAACTCCGGACGAACCAGAGTTGACCAAAATGCCCATTCCAGAAGTGTTCCCGCTAAGGGGGATTTTGCTAAATGTTGCCATACTGAATACTCCGTTCGTTACCTAGAAGATTGCGGACGCCAGAATGAACTGGTCGTTTTGACTTTGTGCCGTGACCCGAGCCGTTGTGTGGTACAGATTCGTGGACCCCTCGCCCAAATCATCCGTAGTAGCGGGAATCAGGCTGGTGATAACCGTAGCCCCAGCCACAAACTCTGCCACATCAGCCATTGCCACCTTCTTCGTGGTCGTGGCGCTCGTGTCAACAATCGGCAACACATCCGTGCTGGCGAGGTCAATTGCCGTAATGGCAGTCAACTGTGAAATTTTGCTATCAGCCATTGCCTACCTCCAGAAGCATGAACCCTTCATCTTCTAAGAGCAAATCGTTACCATCCTCCAACTCAAGGTTAGAAACCACAAAGTCTGGGTCAGACCAGAAAGCATTGGCAAGGTCGCCCAAAGTGGTGCCCACGGCGCCCTGCGCCACATAGTAGTCGTACTGCAGCGAACCACGATACTGAAGACCAGTAGCCGACCAATGGGCATACAGTAAATCACCCAGAGTATCTCCAGCAGTCGGGTACATACCCTTCAGAGTTGTGTACATTGCGTCGTTAGTCGTCGCCATAATCCCTCATCTTCCTCGGTTCACCCTCACAACAAGAATCTTTGTAACCACACTCAGGACAACGCCAACGACAAGCCACCGGAGGATACTCACAGCCACAGGTAGGACATTCGATGGTGCCACTCATACAGCCTTGAGTTGTGCACGGGAAGACTTCTCCCGTTCTGCCACAGCGGCAATCAGACTGTCCAGTTCCTCATCGGACAACTCGGCTGCCTTCTTTGTGGACTGAACTGTTACCGTAGGCGGAGCCATACGGTTTGTAGCCTGCAAATACAACTGGGCAGACTTCGTGTCTCCGTCGAGAGCCTTGGCGTACAGCGTGTCCAGAAGTTTCTGGGTTCGCTCAGGCGACCCCTGAACCTCATCCACCGCCGTCTGCCATTGCTTACGGAAGACTTCCTTCTTCTCCCAACGGCGGAGGGTCGTCTCATTGACGCCCAAGTGGGTCGCCATTTTGTGCTTTGACGGTGGCACTCGCTCGGACGGTGCAGTACACAGCCAGTCAAGGTACTCCTGCTGTTGTGCCGTGAGTGTCAGTTCTTCGTTTTGTGCCATCACCTGTAGGGGGTGTTTGTTACTTTTCATTTAGCACTAAACACTTGACAATGTCATGTAACGGGTGGGGGGGACTATAGGGGGGGACGGGGAAACCATATCCCACC